CAATTGACGTGGGGATAGCAGATGTGCTTGCTGCTGTGGACTTGGTCAGTTCCCACCCCACAGCCGTCCGAGCCCACGGACTGGTCCTTCGGGCCTCTCAGGGCGGCTGGCTTATCGTGACTGTCGATATGTCTGGCACACAAATCATCGACCAGATACGACTTGAGAAGTTTGACGCCGAGTCAGGCACGCGTNCCGCTCTCGTGANTGTAACAATCCCAGAGGTGAATCNGTTTACGCCCGTGCGACTGTTCGCACAAACACGAGGGAACGNGATNACGGCCGGAATNAACGGCATTCCNCTGCTGCGGTACACATTGTCCGGCGGAGACGAGAGCATTTACACTGGCACCAAAGTAGGGCTTGGGACACAGGGCAGTGCTATTTCTTCTACAAGTTGGGCGTGGCGCAATTTCGCTGTGTGGAGGGCTGCGCTGCAATGAGCACGACCATGAGGATTCCGCATCGCACGGACGAGCATGGCAACGTTGAGCCCGACATGGGCGCTATCCCCGAACACTTGCGGGCGCATGTCGAGGCCATCGTGTGGGTGGGTGGCGACCCACCGTATGAGGTGCATTTTTCTGTGGAAGCGCAAATCACCGAATTGAAGGCTCAGCTCGCGCAGGCGACCGGAGGACAGCAGTAACACAGTAGCGCACGATAGCGTAACTTCTGGGCCGCCCGNCGTGGCGNCCCTACTCGCGCCTTGGAAGGAGGTGTAGCCGTGGCCTACTATGTCCCATCAATCACAACCATGGGCGTGTTGACCGGCGTCCCTGCGCTGCGTCATGTCGTGCCCGGGCCTCGCTACGCCGTCCGGGTGCGCGTGTGCCGCGCCGGGGAGTGGGTCGACATCACCTCCCGAGTCGCCTCCGGTGTCATCTATGAGTCTAACGACGAGCCGGTGGCGACACTCGAACTAAATCTCTACGATAGTACGGAGATGGACAGCCTTGTCCCGCGGCGCAAGGATAGTCCGTTGAACTATGTCGGCAGCATCTATTCGCCGTTGCTCGACCACTACAACGAAATCCTCGTAGAGGCCGCTGTATCCACCGACGGCGACGAACCGACAGAATGGGTGCCTCAATTCGGCGGCTACTTGGGCGATGATATCGACGTCGATGACCGTGGAGGCGACCTCATCACCATTAGGCTTTCGGTACGCAACTACGCAAAACGACTTCAGGATACTTACATCACAGACCCAATCACTTTGCGCAACATGTATGCCAGCGAGATGATCCAGGCGCTGCTGGACGAGTTCTTGGGCGATGTGCAACTTCGTGTCATTGGGGAGGATGACTACTGGGTCGAAGAGGTTACATTCGAGTTTGTTGATCTCTGGCAGGCGATTCAGTCGTTCTGTGAACAGTCAAATAAGGACATCCGATATATGCTGGATGAGTCTGACGGGCAAATAAAGTTGACTTATTGGACCCCAAGCACGGCGATGGTACCGGGGTGGATCATCGACGCAAGCGAAATTCGCCACGAAACGCTGAATATATCGGATGTCAGCGTCCGACACCGCGTGGTGGTGAGGTACCTGGACGCCGATGGGTATAGGCAGGAGGTCGTCGTTCAGAACCTGACTAACCGAAAGCCTCACGAGCCTATCAGAACGGCGCTCATCCAGGAGGCCGATACAAGTACGATCCGCGACGAGGAGGCAGCCTTGCGGCTGGCCAGTGCCGTGCTGGAGGCTCTGCGGACGCCGCCTGCGACAGATCGACTCATCCTTCCCTTTAACCCCCGACTGCGGGTCTATGATGTTATTCAGGTTGCCAACCCGGCCGTTCGCAGCGAACCTGAGGTTTATGCAGTCGAAGCGATTCGCAAGAGCTTCTCCGCTACGGACTGGAGCATGGAGGTCATCGCGAGTGACAGTGTTAAAGTTCGTCATGTGAGGTGGCTTGAAAAAGAAGCCAAGCAGCAGGTGCAGGAGCCGCCAAGAAGCCGCCTGCTGCCGCCCGCGAATCTGCAAGTGATCCCTGTCATCGACGCTGGCAGCCTAAACCTCGAAGCATCCTGGCGTGAGAGCACCGCTTCGTCCTATTACGAGGTACGTTGGCGACCGTTTGGCGCGCAGGAATACCAGAAAGCGCGCACAGAGGATACGAAATACACCATCACAGGCTTGCCTCCTGTGTCTGGCGCTGTATACCCGGGTCCCGACGTCTACCCGGGCAGTGATCTGTATCCTGAGGCCTCGCAGTATGAAGTAGGCGTGCTGTCCATTTCGCCCTTCGGGCGCTCGAGCCCGGTGGTATCGGTAGTTGTGAATTTGTAGGGAGGTGCTGTCATGCCGTACACGCCGCTTGAATGGAAAGACGGGCCGCAGGGGGGGACGCCGATTACAGCTGCCGCTCTGAATCGCATGGAGCAAGGCATTGTCGACGCGCACACTGGGGTGGACGCCGTTTTGTCGGCCCTCAACACCCACAAGTCGAGTGACGACCATGACGGGCGGTATTACACCAAGAGCCAGCTTGATCCCATCATACGTAATCTGCTGCTCGATCGCTGGACCGTGGTCCCCAGCGGCACGACGTACGACCTGTACGGCGTCGCCTATGGCAACGGCCTCTGGGTTGCGGTGGGGACCCCCGGCACGATTCTGACCAGTTCGGATGGCACCTCATGGACTTCTCTTGCCAGAGAAACGTTGATGCTCCTGTCGAGTGTCGCCTATGGCAACGGCCTCTGGGTTGCGGTGGGGACCGCCGGCACGATTCTGGCTAGCACGAATGGCACGTTATGGACTTCTCGCACCAGCGGAACCTCGACCAACCTGTACGATGTCGCCTATGGCAACGGCCTCTGGGTTGTGGTGGGAGACGCCGGCACGATTCTGACCAGCCCGGATGGCACCTCATGGACTTCTCGCACCAGCGGAACGTCGTCCAACCTGCGGGGCGTCGCTTATGCTAACGGCCTCTGGGTTGCGGTGGGGGCCAACGGCACGATTCTGACTAGCACGAATGGCACCTCATGGACTTCTCGCTCCAGCGGAACGTCGGAGGGCCTGCACGGCGTCGCCTATGCTAACGGCCTCTGGGTCGCGGTGGGGAACAGCGGCACGATTCTGGCTAGCCCGAATGGCACGTCATGGACTTCTCGCCCCAGCGGAACGACGTACAACCTGTACGACGTCGCCTATGCCGACGACTTTGGGGTTGCGGTGGGAGTCAGTGGCACGATTCTGGCTAGCCCGGATGGCACCTCGTGGACTTCTCGCGCCAGCGGCACGCTGTCCGACCTGCTGGNCGTCGCNTACGNCAACGGCCGCTGGGTTGCGGTGGGATTCGGAGGCAGGATCTCGACTACCCGAGTTATAATCTCCTGATGTGCNGNGCAGATAGGTCGCTCCTCCTTACCATCGAATAGTAGTGCTGCCACAGACCGCCGTAGGAGTCACGGGTTGGGGGGGGGGTGATCCGTCGTATGACAACAGTTGCTAATAGATAGTTTCACGGGAATATCAAACGGTTCCTGCTGATAGGACAGCGCCCCGCGTGGGGCGCTTTTTTGATGCCCACCGCGGAGGTGGTTTCGTTGGAGCGCGAATCGCTGTTCAAAGCCGCAACGGCCGTCCTGGGCACCGCGGCGACCTATCTGTGGGGAGGCTGGGATGCGGTGTTCGCGGCGCTGGTGACGCTGGCCTGCATGGACTATGTGACCGGCTGGGCAGCGGCATGGGTGCATGGACGGCTGTCGTCGGACGCCGGGCGCCGGGGCATCGCTCGCAAAGTGGGGATGTTCGTCGTCGTGGCCGTCTGCAACATCTTGGACCAGCTCGGCGGTCTCGGCGAGCCTATCTTGCGGACGGTCGCCATCTGGTGGTACATCGCCAACGAGGCACTGAGCATTGTTGAGAATTTGGGCGAAGTCGGCGTCCCCATCCCGAGCCGGCTAAGGCAGGCGCTGGCCGTGCTCCGGGACCGGCATGACGGCGAGGTGGGGCGGTAGTGCTCTTCCACGAGCCCCAATTCCCGCCCGAGGCCGAGACGTGGGACGAGCTGTACATCGTGCCGCTTCAGGACCTGCACATTGGTGATCCGCGTTTTCGGGAGGACGTATTTCAGGTCATCAAGGCGTGGCTACTGGAGGCGCCCAATCGCTTTGCCATCATCAACGGCGACCTGTTCAACGTGGCGCTCAAACGCAGCGTTTCGTCGGTGTACGAAGACACGATGAACCCGCGGGAGCAGCTCCGCTACGGTCGCAAGCTTTTCGACGGGTTGCAGGGGCGCGTGCTCTCGGCGACCACGGGCAACCACGAGGAGCGGATCACCAAGGAAACGTCCATCGACATCATGGAGGAGTTTGCCGCGTGGCTGGGGTGTGTCTACGACCCGGCCGGCGTCTGTCTGAAAGTCAAATTTGGTAAAGACACAAGGCACTCCGATCCGGTCGTGTACGCCGTCTACCACACCCATGGTGCCAGCAGCGCCCAGCTCATCGGCGGCAAGGCGCTGTCGATGGAGCGGCTGATCCAGAGCATCCCGCTGGCCGACGTCGTAATCAGCGGCCATACCCACGCCAAGATCGCATTTAAGGACCGCGTCTTGGTGCCGGACCTACGCTTTAACAAGCTCGTATATCACGAGCGGACCTACGTCAACGGCAGCGCACTGCTGGACTGGGGCGGTTACGCGGAGCGCAAGGGGTATCGACCCAGTGCACTAGGGCCGGCGCACATCCGGCTGAGCGGCAAACGCAAGGAGGTGACGGTGACGATATGAGCGAGCAGCGCACCGCGATCGAGACTGTCGCCATGACGCTCTATGGCGAGGCCCGCGGGCAGTCCCTGCTGGACAGGCTGGCCGTCGGCGCNGTCATTCGCGAGCGGGTGCTGAGGCCCGGGTGGTGGGGACGGGATTGGGAGTCCGTGTGCCGCCACCCCTGGCAGTTCACCTGTTGGCACCAGCACGACGATGCCCACCGGCGCAACTACGAGGCCATGCTCCGTGCCGAGCAGGACGACCCTGACACTTACAATTCGTGCTTGACACTGGCGGCCTATGTCATGCGCTACATGACCGACCGGGATGTGCGGGCCTTGTTCGCCGCGGACAAGCCCGACGAGTTCCCGACGCATTACCACGACCGCTCTTTGTCCGGGGCTCCGAAGTCCTGGGGCAGTAATGTCATCGAGGTTGAGCCCAGGTTCCCGTCTGCGTTCCGCTGGTACGTGGTGCTCGATGGCCGCCCGAAGAGGCGGCCTTAACTGTGAGAGGAGGCACGCATCATGTGGGATGTCGTCATCAGCGAAGCCAAGGAGTTGGCCGTCACTGTTCTGGTGGCCTTGCTGTCGTTGGGCGCCGCCTACGCCTTGGCCTACATCCGCCGGGCCAAGGAGGCCCTGGACCAGCGCATCGACCATGAGCTTGCGGAGCGGGCGCTGGCCCGGGTAGCTCACCTGGCNGAAGTGGCCGTCCTGGCGGCCGAAAGCACGACGGCCGCCGCNCTGCGNCAGGCGGTGGCNGAGGGCCGGGCCAATCGCGACGAGTTGCTGGCTCTCGGCAAGCAGGTGGTCGAGCAAATNCTTGCCCAGCTTGACGCGGAGGCTCGCAAGGTGCTGGCCGAAACGGTGGGCGACGTGCGCCGTTACGTCGAGGAGGTCATCGAGGCCACGCTGGAGCGGTTCAAGGCCCAGGGCATCGTGGGCCGGGTGAGCGAGTTGGCCGCCCCAAAATCGTAGTCCCCATCGCCCGACTCGGAGGCGCCACAGCCGGTGTGACGGCAGAGGGTGGCCTGGCCGTGAGTGTCCGGCGGTCCCTAGCCGGCGGGACGCTCCAGGCCGGCGTCGAATTGCGGCGCGACGAGTCGCCGCGGTGGGGGATACAATGGGAGATTCGTTTCTGACGGAGGGGTAGCATGCGGATCGCCTTCTGTGGTCCGCGTGGCACGGGCAAGACGACGTTGGCGGAGTACCTGGTTAAGCACCACGGCTTCACCCGCATGAGCCTCGCCGCCCCCATCAAGCGCATCATCGCCGAGGCGCCGCAAGACAGCCACGAGCGGCACCGGTATCTGCTGCGGTGGGGGCAGGCGCTGTTCCATGGTCGCCCCATCCTCCAGGCGCGTTTTGCCACCGAGGCCGCCCGTGCCCTGGCCGGCGAGCGCGACCCGGGGCGCCGGGCGCAGTTGCTGGGCACGGACGTGGGNCGGGCGCTGGACCAGGAGGTATGGATCCGCTACNTGCTCNCACATCTGCCCGATGGCCCCGTCGCGGTCGACGATGTCCGGTTCGTCAACGAGTGCGAGGCGTTGCGGCAGGCCGGGTTCGTACTGATTCGCCTCACGGCGCCGCCCGACGTTCTGGCTGCGCGTCTGGCGGCCCGGGCTGCAGAGCGGCGGGACCCGGGCCATGCGTCGGAGCGTGGGCTAGAGGGTATACCAGACGACTACTGGGACGCCGTGTGGGATACGTCGGAGCCGATNGAGGCGACNGNGGCNAGGCTGGAGGCGCTGCTGCAGAGCGCGGCGTAAAAAGAAGGGGCGGCCGAAGCCGCCCCTAGTTTCTCGTGGGGCATGAGCCGGTGGCTTAGATCTCCACGGGGAGGTTCTGGTCTACCGGCTCGGGTCCAGGTTCGGCGGGGAGTTCAGGCCACGAGAACACGGGCCTCCCGTCCTCGTCCCACTCCGTGACGACGGGGACGAGCCAGGCGACGTAGAGGAGCGGAGCCTCCAGCCACTCGGAAC